GCCACTTCCTTGCCGCTTTTTCCGCTTCGATTTGTGTCATACCGTCCTTACATCCCTTCCTCCGGCCACATTACCTGCCGGGTCTGTTTCTGGGCCAACCCCATCGCCTGCCTGTGATTGCTGCTCAATCTGGGCCTGCTGCTCCATTGCCATCTGCTGCTGACGTTCTCGTCGCAGCATTTCTTTTTTAGCCGGTACAATCTCGTCATCCTTAAAATCCGCCGACTTGAAAATCTCATGCAGCATCGATGCAAGCCCGACCTGGCCGATAACCGCCATGACATCCGGCGATTGTACGGCAATCTGCAGGAGTTCGTTGCGCCTTACGGCTGCCTGTTCCTTTGCAACCATGGCAGACGATCCACGGGCAATCACCTTGATATCCCCGATAAAATATTCCGGGTCCCGGAAAAACATGATTTGAAACTCATGGGTCCGCTCAATCGTAGGCTTGATAATCCCGGCGTCGATATTTCCGACAACGTGCTTGATTCCCCGGGCTGCGTTGCCCATCATCATTGAAAAGCCGGTCGCCGTGCCCAATGCGCCGCCCTTGGCCTCACCACCATATGAATATTTCGGGACACCCGTTTTGTTGTCTGCTTCCTCGGAAAAGAACTTGTAAACCCCGATCAGCTCATTGGCCACCGTAGGAGGTACAAAAAACGATATGGGCGGCTTGTTCGCGCCAGACCCCATGGCCGACTCGGTATTGACCTGGTGGATTTTCCACGGGTACAAATCGGTAATATTCGCTCCCGCCGGCAACTGAGAAACGTCAACGGTCACCTGTGGGCCTGAAGCTATTCCCATATTATTGATCAGGTTCCTTGCTGCAGCGTTGCAGGCATCCTGGGAGTCCTTGAACACCTCGGGTGGACCCTTCCCCCAAATACTGCCGTTCTGCTTCCGAAAAGATGCAAAATTGTAGGGCACCCGGCCCATGGGATCGCCGTTGATCTCGGCCTTGATCACATAGTTGCCGATCAGCCAGACCTCGACCGCGTAATCGGCAAACGGGTCCTGGACCGCTTCAGGACTCATGCCGTACTGAAGCAGTTTCAACCCCTGGACATTGCCCCAGAACTGCAGGGCATCAATCATAGTTTCAGGGGATCTCCACTCGTTGGGCCTGTTTTCCAGGGTCTGCCGGGTCTGATCGTTCGCAATGGACAGCCAGGTAGATTGACCGGAATTGCCGTAATCCTGGAGAACCATACGGATTGCGTCATTGTCATACCCCTGGACACCGATAAGAGAAGTGAGATACCGCCGTGTCAGTCTGTGACGTTCGATTATGCCGTCTTCCGGCGTCCTGGCATTCGGCAGGGGATAAATATCAAACGGGCTGACCCGGTTGAAGTCAATCCGGACCTCTTCGACCACCTCTGCAGGCGACGTTTGAAAGCCCTGGTATCCCTTGTCCATCTGATCCTGGTCCTGATACCCGCTCTTCCATTTCAGCCGTTTCTTTCTCCGCAGCACCGGCCCCTTGACAATCCCTGCCGGGAACGTGGCAATATCATCAAGAGATTCTTTCACGGCTTCTCTCCATCCAGACTCAATCACGACGTCTTTTAGTTTGGTCTCTATCTTGTCCCGGGCTTCTTTTGCGGCCTTCTCCATTTCCGTGCGGATATCATCTGACATTTCTTCAAGCCGGTCCTGCATAGCAGACAACATATAATCCTTGAATTGCGTTTCCGTCTTGATCTCACCGGCGTAAACGGCGGCAATGGCGTCCTCCTTAATATAGGTCTGTGCCTCCCCGACGATGTGTTGTTTAAGCTCCATCACTTTTTCCGGTCTCAGCTCCGGGACCGGCGTCGGCTTGATTGCCCATGGTTCCTCTCCGGCAGGAAAAAGAATGTCGGACAGCCACGACGAAACCGCCGTGCATTTTTCGTCCGTCAGCATCATGAATATTTCAGACCCGCCGTGCTTTTGGATTTCTGCCAGCTTTGACGGGGAATAGATCCCGTTCTTGCTCCGCAACGATTCGATCATCCTTCTTTCAATATCAACCTTGGCCTCTTTGGCCGCGTCAAAACAGTCCCTCACGTATGCGGCCAGTGACGTTACAACGGCTCTATTCTGCCGGTCCTTGGCTTCCTTGTCTGCCTTGGCTTGAGCGGCTTCCTCGGCGTCAAGTTGCTGGTTGGTCTTAAACTCAATCATGTATATGTGTCTCCTGTCCTGGTTTCAGAGCGCCGCTACACCCTGGAATTCAGTCTGCCTTAAAAATTAATTTTCGTGTTCTGTCCGGGTCGATTTCAAGGGATTCACACACCCAAAGAAAGGACCCGGCGTCTTTATTCTGTTTCGCTGTGAGCCATGTTTCCGCCGTCCGTTTCAAATATCCGGCCCCGTTCTTCTGTGCAGGCCGCATCGACGCCCTGGGTTTCTTCCTCACGTCCAGGATTGCCCGGGACATCACAGCCGACCATAGCGCCTTACAACCGGTGGCATCGTTCATTATGTCCATCCTCCCGACGCCTGCCTCACGACCGGAACAGATGATATCTGCCTTGCCCGTGGGCTTACACCCTCGGCAAAAGTCAAGCAAAGAGCGTCCGCAATGTTTGGGCTGAGTAGCCCTCGTTTTTTCATCTCGTCTTTGTCCTCAATCTTAATCTTCCCGTTCGACAAAATTTTGTACCGAACAGCGGAAAGTTCCCCTATTAAATCATCCAAGTGATCAACCCACGGGTCAATCCTGCCCTGTTTTTCTGTAAAAAATTCTCGGCAGGCCCACCATAACTGGTCCCGAAGTCTGCTGAAATTTTCTTTTTGTGCTGAAGACTCGGCCACATTGACCGCTATTGCCGGGACATTCATTTCGATCAGACGGTCAACGACCCCGGCCCCGAGACCAATTGAATCAACCATAATCCGGTCAAACATCTTTTTTCGATACGCCTCAACGATTTTGCCTGTTGTCTGCATCAGGTCCTTGTTGCGCCACTCTTCGATATAATTCACTGACAAACCCTTGCGGATTAGAAACGCGTTGGCATCATCACCAAACCGCGCAACGTCAAGGGCCGCGATTGTCTCTGATATTGGGAACTCGACATCACGACCCACTGCGTCCTCAATCAGATACAATGGAATCAGCACATCATCCGACGCTTTTGGGAATTCCCCCAGAACGCGCACCCTGTAAATATTAGAGTCCTCGCCATACTTCTGGGCCATTTGCTGTGGATATAACGGGTCTACGAGCGGAGACCCAAGGCAGTTAAAATGCAGAGTGTCCCACAAGGCCCGGTCCTGGTGGTGCGATCTAAAAAAATACCCGTCTGTCCTGGTGGGGTTTCCGGTCATGATAACCCTTGCATTTTTTGTTGATAACGCGCCTTCTGCGACCTCGAACACCTTTTCCGGGACCCCGCTTGCCTCGTCAATCAGAAAAAGAAGGTTGTCTGCATGGAACCCTTGTAATGCTTCCGGGTTTTCTGGCCTGGCCGTCCTGGCAACCGCGAACTGTGTTTTCTCCATCCCCGTTATTGCCACCCTGTCTGCAGTGATTTTGATTGCCTGCCTCCATGGCGAATGCATCCGATCACGCCATTTATGGATTTCCGGCCATAAAAGGTCGAAAAGCTGGTGGCCTGTCGGCGCGGTACACGGGATTTTAGCGTTGGGGAAACAGGATAGGAACCAGAGGACAACCCAAGATAGGCTCGTTGTCTTCCCGGTGCCATGGCCGGACCGTATTGAAACGTGAGCCCCTGGGGTCGCGATTGCTGTAACCAGGGAGGATTGCTGTTCTGTCGGATCTGCCAGAATAATTTCGCGGATGAACGCTTGAGGATCGGCTTGATAACCAATCGTAAGGTCTATGATTTTGTCGTGAAAATTCAAGACTTGCCCTGCCGCATCCTGTCAATGCTCAACAAAGCGTTTTTGATTGTGTCTTCCCCAAAGTCTATTTTCTGTCTGTCAATAACCTTACCCTCTATTCTGTCGAGGAATTCTTTGATTGCTCTAACCTTACCCGCCTTGGCCTGCTCGGTAAGGGCCTTGTAAACTTCTGCACGATCCCTGCTTGAATTCTGTTTCCTCAGCTCGAGCGCGTCATGCTCGATTTTTGAAAGCTCAACAGGAGTGAAATGCTTGTAAAACGTCTGTCTCCTGATCTTAAGAATACTTCTGTACATATCGGTCCGGCTGATAAACTCATTGTCAGGATTGCCCCAATAATCAAGCATAACGTGCCTGTGTCTATCTTTCGCCGTCATTTGTCAGCCTTTCGTCAGCGCCTTCATATGCCCTGATCCTGTCTATATAGTCGCCATCTTTATCGATTGTTTCCGTCGTCGAAAAAGAAAACCCACACTTTTCACAGCGCCTTGTCCTCAGCACAACCGATTCAAGCCACCCGATGGTGTCGATGACTTTTAACTTAGTGTGCTTGCACATTTGGTTTGGGCATCTCATAGCTTGATTATCAAGGGTTTTAACCTTGACCGCAAAGACTTTGCCGGTGGATTTGATGATTCCACCTATTTTTTTTAATTTTTTTTTTATTTTCTGCTTGACATGATGATAATCATGATATAGATTATGAAC